TACGTGGATCCGTTTTAAAACAGCAATGGGCTGATGCAGAAATACCTCCAGATTTACAAAAAGAAATAGACGAAGATCCAAGTAAAAATTTAAATTTAATTGAAGCTACAATATTTTTACCAGACAGTGGAGTTTATTGTTATCACTTACTGCATAAAAAAGCTAATAAAATTAGTTCTATAACTGAGTTAGTTTACAGAACAATGGATAGTACTCCCTGGGTAGTATGTCGTTTTAGTAAAATAGCTGGTGAAGTAATGGGAAGAGGTCCCCTAGTTTCTTGTATATCAGATATTAAAACCTTAAATAAAACAAAAGAGTTTGTTTTAAAAAATGCAAGTCTAGCTATTTCAGGAGTATATTTGGCTCGTGATGATGGAATCTTAAATCCTCAAAATATACAAATAAAACCAGGTAGTGTTATATCTGTTGCATCTAATGGAGGAGCGCAAGGTCCTAGCCTAGCACCATTACAAAGATCCTCTGATTTTAATGTTAGTCAAATAGTTATGAAAGATTTGCAAGACAGTATTCGTAAAACATTATTAGATGATGGCCTTCCTCCAGATGATATGTCTGCTCGAAGCGCTACAGAAATTGTAGCAAAGCAAAAAGAATTAGCACAAAATTTAGGATCTGCATTTGGACGTTTAATTACAGAAGCATTAATACCAATTGTAACTAGAGTATTAACAGTAATGGGAGAACAAAATATTATAGAGTTACCTGTTAAAGTAGATGGTAAAGTTATAAAAGTAGTTCCACAATCTCCATTAGCCCAGGCACAAAATATGGATGATTTACAAAACGTACTACAGTTTATGCAGATGGTTCAAAGTGTAGGTCAGGTAGGACAAGTAGCAATCAACCAAGATAATGCCATAGATTATATGGCAGATAAACTTGGAATACCTGGAAGTATATTAAACAGTAAGCAAGAACGATTAGCTATTGTTCAACAGATGACACAAACAGCAATGCAAGCACAACAACAAGGCAACGAGCAAGTACAGGAGGTAATTGAAAATGAGTTGGGACAGTCTTAAAGAAGAGCCTGAAATAAATAATCAGGCATTATCAGATGATGATTTATTAGTAGCAAAAGTATTTGTTACAAAAGATGGACATGATTTATTAAAATTATTAAAAACAAGAACACTAGATCAACCAACATTTGTTCCAGGTGAAGAACCTAGTTATGGTTATTTTAGAGAAGGACAAAATTCTATTATAAGAGAAATACTTCATAAGATACAACGTGTACAAAATAATAAAACTTAGAAAGGATAGTTATGGCTGAAGCAGAAATTAAAAACGAAGAACAAATAGAAGAGTCAAAACCTCTTTTAAATCCTACAACAGAAGAACCAAAAACAGATGCAGAAAATGTTAGTGATGCACCTCACATGGAAAAAGAGCCAGAAGTAAAAGTTGAAAAATCTGAAAGACCAGCAGAAGTTCCTGAACAGTTTTGGAATGAAGATAAAGGATCTGTTGATATAGATGGTTTAGCAAAAAGTTATAATAGTCTGCGTGATAAAATGTCCCAGGGAAAACATAAAGCACCTAAGGACGGAAAGTATAGTACAGACTTTATTAAAAAAATTGATGAGCAAAATTTTGAAGAAATAGAAAAAGATGACATGACACAAGATTTTTTAGATATAGCTAAAGAAGAGAATATGTCCCAGGAAGTTGTAGAACGTTTATTTACTTTTTATATGAAACAACAAGGTGTATTAGAACAAGAAATAGAATACAAACGTACTGATGAATTAAAAAAATTAGGACGTAATGCAGACGGCATAATAGAAAATATGGATAACTGGTTATCCTCATTTCATAAATCTAATACTATAACTTCAGAAGAAAGAGAAGCTATTGCTAATGCTTCTACTAATGCATTATTTATTTCTGCCTTAAATAAAATTAGAAAAAGTTATGGAGAAAAAACAATCCCCTCTTCTACTGCTGTTGAAGGAAATAAAGTTACTATGGCTGATGTTAGAGAAATGATGAAAGACGAGCGTTACGGTAAAGATGCTGATTATACGCAAGGTGTAGAAAAGAAAGTTTATGCAATGCATGGAGAAAGTTACTAGCTTAACGTTACATAGTAATACATTTAAGTATGTGTCCTATTTGAAGACTATCTAATTTTTTAATACTCTTAAAACGACTGACAAGCGAAAGCCCAGTTAATTGGTACGAAGTACAAGTAACTAGCCCAATAGGATAACTAGATACGTTTTATTATTTTATTAACTTTTAAGGAGTATATAATGGCTTTAAACGTAAGCAATGCATTTATTACCTTATTCGATTCTGAAGTAAAACAAGCCTATCAAGGTGCTAGAACTTTAGCTGGTCTTGTTAGAGAGAAGAGTGGAATTGTAGGTAATACTGTTCGGTTCCAAAAAATTGGAAAAGGACAAGCACAAATCAGAACACCTCAAACTGACGTAACACCTCTTAACGTAACTTACAGTAATGTAAGCGCTACAATGACTGATTACATTTCAGCAGAGTACACTGATATTTTTCATCAAGCAAAAGTTAACTTTCAAGAGAGAAGTGAATTGGTACAGGTTATTGGTAACTCAATAGGAAGACGTATTGATCAAATTCTTATTGATGCAATCGTAGCTGGATCTCCAGGTACAACTGTTGCAAATACTGTAGCAGAAGATGGATCTTCTGGAAGTGCTAGTGGTTTAAATCTGGGTAAATTAAGATCAGCTAAAAAAGCATTGGATGCAAAAAATGTTCCAGCCGAAGGCAGAACACTTTTAATTCATGCTAACAGTTTATCTGCATTACTAGGTTCAACAACAGTAACCTCTAGTGATTTCTCTACGGTCAAAAGCTTATCAACAGGTGAGTTAACACAGTATTTAGGAATGAATATTGTGACCATTGGTGACAGAGATGAAGGTGGTTTAGCAATAGATGGATCTAGTGATAGACCTGTTTATGCTTTTCACAGAGATTCAATCGGAATGGGAATTGGTATGAACCAAACTTCCAGAGTAGATTACATCCCTGAGAAAACATCTTTCTTGTGTGCATCATATTTTAGTGGTGGCGCAGTAGTCGTAGATAATGAAGGTTTAGTTCAAATAACAACAAGAGAATAGGAGTATATCATGGCTTTTGTAAGAAACGATTTTGGTCCTATCGGTGGACAATCCAAAGCTGGTACAACACCAGCAATGTATGTATATACAACAACCGAAGCACATACAGCAGTTGATGCTAGTGGTTACTTCAATGATCTAAGTGACACATTATCTGTTGGCGACATGATTATTGTTCATGGAGCAACAGGTGGTACTAGAACAGTAACTATGCATATTGTAGTTAGCAATGCTAGTGGTGTAGTGGATGTTAGTGATGGCACAACAGTAGGTGCTGTTTCTGACTCTGACTAAATTATTAAAACTGGGGATATGGTGCAAATCATATCCCCAACAATAAAGGTTTATTATGGCTACAGGAGATACTAAACTATCAATTTGTTCAGACTCATTAATTACTTTAGGCGCTTCTCCTCTTAGTTCATTTTCAGAAGGAACCGACTCAGCGCAAATATGCGATAGATTATATGATGATATTAGAGATACAGTTTTACAAATGTATCCCTGGTCTTTTACATATAAAAAAGCACAACTAGCAAGAACAACAAATACACCAGTAAACGAATATCAATACGAATTTACATTACCATCTGACAGATTAGGTTCTGGAGTACGAGCATTGTATAATAGTAATTCTGTTGGCGCATTATCACTAAGTACAGGTTGGGAAATATTTGGATCTAGTGTTTTTAGTAGTCAAACTACTTTATTCGCTGATTACCAATTCCGTCCATCTGAAGATGTTATGCCAACTTATTTTATTCAGTTATTAAAATATTGGATGTCTTGGCATATAGCTGAAGCTGTAACGGATCAGTTAACAAAAGGAGATTACTATAAACAAATAGCCTGTGGTCTACCTTCCGAAAATATGAGAGGTGGAATGTTCAGACAAGCAACACAAATAGATTCACAAAATAGACCGTCTTGGACTATAGATGATTTTGATTTAACGGCAGTAAGATAATGAGAAAAAAAAATATTTATAAATTTAAA